GGGTGGCTGGCTCGTTCCACTTTACAGTGTCGCCAGCATAGATCAGGGCAGGGACGTTCATGGTTTACCAGCTCGTCATAAAGTTGTTTCGCGCTATTTTAGCCTGTCTGCGCCTATTCTGGGGTTCCGGTACCTTTTCTGCCTCTTGTTTTGCCGTGATATTCAGTGACTTCTCGAACTGGTCCCAGATCGTTCGGCGGTTGAAGCGGGTGTAAAGCCACTGCATGGCCGCGTATGCGTAGACCTTTGTGTCCAGCGCTTCGTTGCGTGCGCCTGACTTTTTGGTCCACTCGCGCACGGGGAAACCCTTAACGTATCGCGTGATCTGCTTCTCGGCCGTCAGCTGGTTGAAGTATTCCTCGGTCGCCTCGCCATGGAAGTGGATGTAGCCTGGTCCTGGCTCGTTCAGCTTCAGGCGCGCGAACACCGTGGACTTGATGGTGTCCGAACCGACGGGGTAGACCTCAGCGCCTTTCTTGTGCGTGCGGCCCTTGATGTTGAAGTCCACCTTGCTCGGCTTGCCGATGGGTGCCTTGCCGCGCTGTGATTGACCCTTGACCGCCAGAACGTGATGGGCGCGTCGGTCGCGTGCGTAGGCGTAGACCTCGCTTGTGAAGTGGCCGCCGCTGTCGATGCAGGTGGCCGCGATCTTGATCGGGTCCGCTATTTCGTGCGGTATCGGCTTCAGGATGGCTTCGTCCAGCTGCGCCCACAGCTTGGGCTGCGACGGGTCGCCGTAAATCTCCATGTGGTCGATCAGCCAGCATTCCTCATCGCGGCCCCAACCGTACAACGACACCGCCAGTCGGTTGTCCTGCACATCGACGCCGGCCGTCACGCATAGGGCGCGGGCAGGGACGATGCCTGGCGTGTAGAACTCGACGCGGGATTGCAACTCACCGGCGCCAATCTTGGCCGCGTAGTCGTCTTCCCACGTTTCGCCCAGCACCGTGTTGACGAACGTCTTGAGCAGCGGCGCGTCGCCCTTGGCCTGCATGAACTCGGACACGATGTCGGCCCACGACTTCCAGCCCAGTGGCGAATACAGCGACGACAGGTGAAACCCCACCGTCTTGCCGTCGCCGGTTGCTGTTGCGCGCCACTCGCCCTTGGCCAGCATGTCGGTCTTGTGGCGTTCCTCGATCAGCGTGCCGCAGTCTTCGCAGGCGTATGCCGCGGTCTGCGGGTCGTCGTGGTCCCACTTCAGGTTTTTCCATTGCAGCGACTGCATGTGGCCGCAGTGCGGGCAGGGAACGTGGTAGCGCCGTTGGTCGCTAACGTTGAACTCGCGCTCGATGCGCGACACGTCCTTGATGGTGGGCGTGCTGCACATGTAGACCTTGCGGCGCGCAAACGTGGTCGTCCGCTTTTCCGCCAGCTGGATGGGGTCGCCTTCGCCGTCCACGTCCATGGGGTAGGCGTCGATCTCGTCCAGGAACAGGTATCGGATTGGCATCGACCGCAGGCCGGCCGCGCTGTTGGCGCCGGTGATGATCAGCACGCCGCCAGTGAATTCCTTGGCCATCATGCTGTTGCCGCTGTCTCGGCTGGTGTTGGACGCGATGCGTTCTTTCAGCACTGGGCTTTCGTCGATCATCGGCGCCAGTCGCTGCTTGCTGAAGCGCTTGGCCGTGTCCACCGTCGGCTGCACCAGCAGCATCGGGCCTGGTGCGTGGTGGATGACGTAACCCAGCCAGTTGTTGCCAGTCTCGGACTTGCCCACCTGGGCGCCGGCCATAAACACCACCCGCTGCGCTGGGCTGCTGGGCGACATTTCGTCCATGATCTCGCGCAGGTACGGTGTGCGCTCGGTGCGCCAGTGGCCAGGCTCGGCCGATGCTTTTTGCGACAGCATGCGGTGGCTGTCCGCCCACGTGCTGACTGTGTGGTCGGGGTCCGGCAGCATGCCGGCCGCGAACGCTTCGCGGTAGACGTCTGCTCCGTTCATTGGTCGATCTTCATGTCTTCCAGTGCGCGGCGCAGCTCCTGCGTCAGACGCTGGTGGACCTTGAACTGGTTGGTTTCGTTGGCCAGCTCCGCGGCCACGCGGTCTGGGATGTTGAGCAGGTTGTCGCGCACAATGCGCGCCGTGCGGAACGCCTCGTTTTTGACGCTCTCCACCGTGACCAGCTTGCCGGATTTTTCCTCGAATTCCAGCTTGGCCAGCCTGGCCATGTAAGCCTCGCGCAGCGTGCGCGCCTGCTGGAACGTGGCTGTGCGCGGCTCATTGCTGGGCTGCTCTGGCTCCGGCTCCGGCCGTGGCGGTGGGACGGCGCGCACGCGCTGCTGGGCGCTGTCTGTGTTGGCAGTCCACTCCAGTTCGGCAAGGTCAGGGATCAGCCGCGGCTTGTTGGCCTTGCTGAAGGTGACGGACTTGGACAGGCGGCCGACCTTGACCGCCTTGCTCACGGCTTCGACGCTGACGCCTTTGCGCTTGGCGAACTCGGTCAGGGTTACGGATTCGTCGCTCATACTCAGGCTGCAGCGCGCTCGGCTTCGACGTCTTCGAACGTGCGGCCGTCGCCGTCCAGCGTGGCTTTCTTGCCGGTGTATTCTTGCCAGCGGCGCACGATCACGTCAGCGAACTTGGGGTCCAGCTCCATCGAGCAGTTGGTGCGCGCTGTCTTCTCGCAAGCAATCAGCGTGCTGCCGCTGCCGCCGAACAGGTCCAGCACCAAGTCACCGACGCGGGTGCTGTTGCGCAAGAAGCGCTCGACCAGCGGTACAGGCTTCATGGTTGGGTGTTCGCCGTTGCGCTTTGGCTTTTCCTCGTTGATGACGCTGTGCTGCTCTGAGTAGACGGCCAGGTCTTTGCCGCTGACGATCAGCGTGGTTTCGCCCACGGTGATCTGCCATGTGCCGTCTGGGTTCTGCTTGAACGGTTGCCCTGGCACCGTGGCGATGGTCGTCTTGTTGCGGTCGCCGTACCAACGGTGGGCGGCGCCTTCTTTCCATCCGTACAGGATTGGTTCGTGCTGCCACTGGTAATCCGACCGGCCCAGCATCAAGCTGTTCTTGCGCCAGATGACGCAGCCCGACAGCTTGAAGCCTGCGGCCTTGTAGGCTGCGCGAAAGTTCAGGCCCTCGGTGTCGGCGTGCGCCACGTAGGCCGCGCCACCTGGCATCAAATGCTCGGATGCGCGGGTGAACGCCGCCAGCAAGAATTGGTAGAACGACTTGTCGTCCATGTCGTCGTTCTTGATCTTGCCGGCCGTGCCTTCGTAGGCGACGTTGTAGGGCGGGTCCGTCCACAGACACTCGGCCATTTGGCCGTTCATCAGCTTGGCCACGTCGGCCTGGCTTGTGCTGTCGCCGCACATCAAACGGTGCGGCCCAAGTTTCCAGACGTCGCCCTGTTGGCTGACGTGGAACTTCTCGACTTCCGGCACGGCGTCGTCGTCTTGGGTGCCGCCGCCTTCGTCGTTGTCGTTGGCCGCGTCATCGAACAGCGCATCCAGCTCGTCGTCGTTGAAGCCGGTAAGCGCCAGGTCGTAGCCTTCGTCCTGAAGGTCGGCCAGCTCTTGTGCCAGCAGTCCTTCGTCCCAGCCGGCGTTCAGCGCCAGCTTGTTGTCCGCCAGGATGTAGGCACGTCGCTGGGCGTCGGTCAGATGGTCCAGAACGATGACCGGCACGGTGGCCAAGCCAAGGCGTTTGGCCGCCATAAGTCGACCGTGGCCGGCAATGATGCCGTCTGCGCTGTCCACCAAGATCGGATTGGTAAAACCGAACTCGCGCATCGACGCGGCGATCTGGTCTACCTGCTCGTCGCTGTGCGTGCGGGCGTTCTTTGCGTAGGGCTGCAAGCGCTCGACAGGCCACAAATTAATGCGTTCTGCCATCGAAGATATGGGTGAAGTTGAATTTTTTGTCATGGTTGAAAAGTATAAGCGGTCAACTCGGTTGGTTAGTGGTCACTAACTATTCATCGCGCGCGGGAATGACCCACGTCGGACCCCCCTCAGGAAGGACCCGCGTTTTTTCTGTGGTGTGAATACAACACATCATCGTGCTGTCTTCATTGCGTAGGCCCACGCTGTTCGCAGCTCGGTGTCGAAGGTCTTGCCAACGACACGCATGCCGATGCCCTTCATGTCCAAGCGCTTGCGATAGCTCTGTGGCTCTGCGAACAGCATCAGTGCCTTGATGCGCTTGCCACCGCTGGTGCGTTCGTAGATGCCGTAGCCTCGGCCTGCGTTCATGCCTGCGCCTTGCGGCTTGCCGATGAAGAACTTGCCGTTGCCTTGCTGTGTCATGCGCTTGATCTGCGCCAGGCTCACGCCACCGTAGCTGTCGCGGCGCACGTTGCGTGTGGGCACCAGCTTGCCTGTGCCAGCGTCAGCATCAGCATTGGTTGTTGCATCGATGCGCTTCTCGAACGCTTTGATGCGTCGTCCACCACCTTGCACGCCGAACTTCAGGTATCTGGCCTGCTTGTCCTTGGCGAACACGAAGGCTGTCAGGCTGGTCTTGTCTGCCTTCTGGAACACGAACGCGCTGCGTGTGAACGGGTTTGGCCTATCGAACGCTGTGGTCGTGGCCGTGTTCATTTCCTTGCGCACCGCCATGGCTGTGTTGGTCAGGGCCTTGGCAATGGTGAACGGTGCCTGCCTGCTGGTGAACTGCTCCAGCTTGGGCATGATGGCTTTGATGTTGGATTCGACTGTGATCTGCATGGTTTGGATGATAGCGCCAGGTTTGGATTGGCGCTGATGTGTTTTCCGTGAATGTTAGTGACCGCTAACTTAATCAGCGGGGGTCATAGGGGGTCATGGGGGTCGTCACTTTCCTATGTGCGTACGTGCTTTCGCGTGTTGCCATTTCCCTTTTATATCCTTCATATATACATAGTGACCCCAAGTGACCCCATGTGTCCGCAGGCCAATGCCAGCGCGGGTTTGATGGGGGGTCATGGGGCGGGGTCACTATCCTTGCTCTGCAAATAAGTGACCCCCGATTTATCAAAATGGTTGATCTTGGTCGCCTGTCTTGGGTGGCACCAATACCCGACGAACGCCGTGGGTTTTCTTGGCTGCACCGTTGTTCAGCTTCCTGATGATGTGGCCGGCTGTGTTCAGTTGGTTGCGTTCTGGGCGCTCGATACCCACCTCGATCAGCACGTCCAGCACGGTCATCCATCGCCAGATTGGGTTCGGGGCTTGCCAGTCCAGTCGTGACATGAGGCGGTCTTCGATTGGGTCGCGCACCTCGAATTCGGTGTTGGCCTCGTTCAGCTTGGCCATCTCATCGGGCTGCAAGAACCAAGTCTCGCCGGCCTGGTACATGTTGTAGAACTCGGCCCAGACCTGCTGCATGTCCAGATTGTGGCTGTGGTCGATGTGTTCGCACTCGATGGTCCAGTAGCGTCGGTTGCCGGTGATGTCGTGCAGGAACTCGCGGGGGTTCACGCTGGCAAAGAACACCGTGCGGCGGCCGTATTCGGATTCGCGCCTTGCGTATGCTCTGCGCAGCACGTCGCGGTCGCGGGTCAGAAACGACTTCAGCGCTGCAATGTCTGACTTGCGGAACGTGGCATCCAGTTCGCCCAGCTCCACCAGCCAGAAGCTGCACGCCTGCTTGACGCTGTCTTTGTCGTCTGGGCGCAAGATCCAGCCGTCCTGGGCCAGTCGTGTGCTGTCTGGCACCAGTGACTTGAACCACTTGGTCTTGCCCAGGTATTGGTCGCCCTGCAGCACCAGCACGCCGTGGGCGCTTACACCGTCCGGTCTGAAGGCCGCGGCGATGGCGCTGATCATCCAGCGCTTCATCAGGGTTTCTTTCAGGGCCTGGTCTTGGCCCTTGGCTGTGACGGTGTTGTAGAACGCCTTGGCGCGGCTCACGCCGTCCCATGGGCGGCTGGTCACGTAGTTGATGGCTGGGTTGTACAGGTTCTGGTCGGCCAGGAACGTCACGAAGTCACCGATCTGGCCGGTGGGGTAGTTGAACTTCGCGCATTGCGATGACAGCCATGCCAGGCTTGCGTTGGCCTTGTTGTCCACGCTGAAGTTGACGCCTGGGATCAGGATCTCGTCGTCCTTGCGGATGACGTCGTAGCGAATGGTCACCTGCAGTCGTTGGCAGATTTCGTGCAGGTTCTCGATGGTGGCCAGTGGTTTGCCGCGTGACCCGATGTAAGGCAGCGGCGTCATGTCGATGACGTTGTTGTCGTTGGCCAACACCACGTCGCGCACAGCCTCGATGCCGTCGGCCACAGCCACGTCGTTCCAGTCGCCGGCAATGTCGGGCACGACCACCTTGGCGCCGACAGATTCGGCCGCCTTGGTGGCCTTGGTTACTCCTGGGTTGCCTTTGGTGTTCAGGTCGTTGTCCGCCCAGATCTCGATGGCGATGTGCGCTGGTAGTCGCTTGCGAATGGCATCACAGACCGGTTGTAGGTTTCCGGCGTCAAACGCCACCGCCACGGGGCAGCCGTGGGCCATGTGCAGGCTTGCGCCGGTCGCGTAGCCCTCGGCCACGATCACGCGGTCGACGGGTGCGCCGCCGATCTTGTAGTAGCAGCCGCGCTTCATGCCACCCTTTAAAAACAGTTTGTTGCCATCGGCATCGATGAACTGCAGCGACTGCATGATGCCGTCGGGTGACGTGACAGGCAGCACAAGGCTGCCGCGGCTCTCGCGCAGTCCGAACGACTTGATCTGCTTGCGCACCAGGTATGGGTGGTTGTCGTTTGCGGGTGGTGACGCTTCCCAGATCGACGCTGCACGTTCGCGTGCCTCTGCGCGGATCTGTTCCTGCTCGGCTTCGCGCTGGCGCTTGGTTTCTTCCATGCGCTGGGCGTATTGGCGCCGTTCGTCGGGTGTGAATTCTTGTTCTGACTTACCGCACCAGCTGCCGCTGATGTCGTGCTTCCAGCTGCCGAATGCGCCGGCCGGCACGCCGTCACCGTGCAGGACATACCAGCCGTTGTTCGTGCGTGGCTTGTCGCCTTCAAGCTGGACGCGGTGCAGCTTGCCGTCGTCGATGATGTCGTCGTGTGTGTGCAGCCCAGCTGCTGCCATTGAGTCGCGGAATTGTTCGATTGGGCTGATCATTTGTCGGCCCCCACGATGGTGGTGTAGCGCAGTTGTCTGTCGCGGGCTTCCATGATGGCTGCCAGTGCGACGACGTCGCGTGCTGTGAAGTCACGGACGCGATGTTCCAGCAGGATGCGCTTGGCCAGGTCCACGTATTCGTGGACGATGTGCGCGACTTCTTGCTGGGTGGGTTTGTTGGCCATGTCGCGGATGCGCGACTGAAATGGCAATGATGCGGGTGATAGATCTTCGGATGACATACGAACCTTGGTTGCGCGCTACATTGAAAACAGACAGGCCGCGCTGCAAAGCCTGTCTGCGTTTGAATCATAACTCCGTTTTTACCTGCTTCAGCAGTGACCGAATCGCCCAAGCCACTGCGCCTGGCACTTTAGTGTAGCCCTTGCGCCAGTTGACGATGGTCTGGTCACTGACGCCGAAGATGCTCTGCATGTCACGGTTCTTCATTTTCAGCACCGCCTGTGAACGGACAAATTCATGCGATGTCATTTGCATGCTGTGCCCCTTGCGCGGATAAATCCGTGTTCTGGTGATATGTCCAAACCGCAATGGGCTCGAAATACCTTCCCGCATTTACAGCATGGCCACTCAACGCGCTCGGTGTGCCACGGCCCTTTGTAAAGGCTTTGGTGCCACTTCATGTGCGCATCTACGCCAGCGCCGTTTGGTGGCCGCTCTGGCTCTGGTATGCCAGTTTTGCGTAGGTCAGACAGATCAAACTCATGGCGGCACACGGCCTTGAATATGTTGCGCAGCCATTTCATTGCTGCCCCCTTGCTCGGATCTGCATACCAAGCATTGCAGGCAGTGTGTTTGGGTGTGCGCCATCACACACCTTCGCGCACGCCTCACGCTCGATGGCGATGGCCGTCTGCACCGTTTCGTTTGTGTGCGCATAGACGACTTCCATGCGTCCGATCTGGTAGCAATTCATCGCCAGCTTGACGGTGTTGTCGTTGGCGCCGGCCGCCTTCAGGTCGGTGATCAGTTCTTGCAGTGTCATTTGTCACCCCGCAAACTGTAAGCCGCCACAGCGATCACGACTGCGAACGTCAGCGCACCGCTGGCAAAGATCAGACCCAGCAGGGTCAAAAGTGAACGTGTGTCTTCTGTCATGCTTGCCCCTTGCGCAGCTTGGGCAATGGCGCCCAGTGCGTATAAAAAGTCTCTTTGCCATTGAACTGGCCGTACAGCGCCACGCCACCGCGACCCAGCAGTTGCACCTTGACGCCGCGTGGGCATGTGGCGATTGGCTGCCAGAAATAGTTGTGATCGACGGCTGCGACGCCGGTGCTGTCTAAGTGGGTCGTCATTTCCCAGCTCTCTTTCGTTTCATTTCAGCGATCTGTTCCCGCGCTTCGCGGAAGTAATCGACCTCGGATATGGGCTGCAGCTTTGCGTATGTGAACGGCCGTTGTCGGCGGATGCGCATGCGTGGTGGCCGTGGCTTGGTTGGCGATGGCCATGGTGCGGTTGGTGCAATGATGGTCTTCATGGCTCGTCCTCGCGCTCCACAGGCTCGACACCGCTGCCGTGGCACTTGTAGCAAGTCGACCCGTCGTACATACCTTCGCCAGATCCGCTGCAACCGCTGCAGATTTCGTCTTCGTCGTCTTCGTCAGGCTCCATGGTGATCGGCAGTTCTTTGCTGCCAAACGTCGCCGCCCAGTTGTCTGCGAATGTGCCGCTGTCCACGCTCAGTGGGCGTGGTGCTGATCCTTTGCCGCCGTCGCTCATGCTGCCCCCTCGATCAATTCAGTGGCGATCTGGTACAGCACGGTGAAGTGGTTTTGGCCCATTTCCCAGGCGCCACGTTCTTCCAGCATCTTGTCCAGTTTCTTTTGCGCGGGTGTGCGCGTGTCTTCAAACAGCACGGCGCTACTTTCTTGTTCTGTTGCGTATGGGTCTGTCATGTGTGTCATGGCATTAACTCGCTTTCGACAATGCGCATAAGTTGCACAGCGACTTCGCCTTCCTTGCCGTTGTCTCTTGCTGCGTTCTTCAGCCAACGCCAGCAGAGCGTATCGACTTCACTTTCGTCGTCGCAATTTGCCAGCAGCACCTTAAATTCTTCGATGTTCATATCTTCCTTGCTCCCCCAGATTTCACGATGTTGGCCACCTTCTTGATGGCGGTTTCCAGTTGTTTGACGTTCACGGCTTCCAGCTGTGCGTCGTGGATCTCCATGCCCCAGTTGATCGCTGTCAGCTCTGGGCCGTTGCAGATGAACTTTTCGCCCAGCTTCACGCCACGGCTGGCCATGGTTTTCAGTGCGTCCTGCCCTTCACGGATCTGCGCTCGGTAGGCTTCACCGACGTTTTGCATGGTCAGCGCCTCGGCCATGTTAAGGGCGGCCACCACGGTGTCGATGTCACCGCGTGTGCCTTTGCCCTGGGCGATGGACGCCAAGGCGTCGTGGTTTCGGATGCGTAGGATGACCAGCGCGTCGTCAATCTCGGCCAATGGCTTCAGGCCGACGCTGACGTGTGCCATGGTGTCCACGATCACGCCGCGTGGGCGGTACTTGCTGCGCTTGCGGGTCATACTGCGTGACGCACGATGGCGGTCATAAATACACCAGCAAACACACCAGCGCAGAACATGACTGCAAGCCACGGTGCGCATGCGTTGCGTTCTGATGCAGCGATCCGTTTTGCGAATCGCTCAAGGTCAGCGATGGAATTGAATGTCCATCCCTCGACCAACCCTTCGCACCACTGCCACTTGCGCGCTATTCCGATCAGTTTGTCGCGGGTCATTTCGCACCCGCCTTGCTGAAGTAGTAGAACGCCTTGGGTGCCAGGCTGCGTTCGTCCACCATGGACATCTGCACGCCGTCTTTGCGTTTCTTGTTGACCACGCCAGACTGTCTGCGTGCGTTGATGGCATCGCGGTCCAGTGCTTTGGTGTCGATCTTGAAGATCGGGTTTTTGATGTCGAATGCGTTGGTCATATTGGTGCGTCGTCAAAGTTGTTTGGATTGAACCGTGGCGGCTTGCCACCGGCTGGGATTGGTTGCGATGGGAATGGCCACGTCATGCGGCGGCCACTCTGTAAAACGCCATCACAATGGCCACCGCAAAGAACACAACCACCAGTGCGGCGATGACCTTGATGGCGTCGAATATAAATCCGACCATGCCAAAGAATTTTTCTTTCATGTGTTGCTTTCAGTTTGTTGTTGGTGGCGCTTGCGCTCGGCCTTCGTGCCGGCCGTAAAGCCCGACAGCACGCCGGCGCAGGCTGCGTCTTTCAGCATGCGCGCCAGGTGTAGTTTGTTGATCATGTGGCTGGTTTCTTGTTGCAGCAGCTTGGCCACGATGTGGTCGATGTCAGCGCGCAGGTTTGGGTCCATGATTGGCATGTTCAGCCCCACAGGTGGCAAACCAAGAAACCGGCAGCGAAAGCCAGCGTCATGTGGACCCAGTATTCGGTCTGCACAGAAGCGTCTGATCGGTGGCCTTCCATCCATTCCCAGCGCTGACGGGCTTCGACAGCGTGAACGGTGTTTGGGTAGGCTTCCTGCAGTGTGCGTGGGTATTTGCGGGTGGTGTTGTTGATCATGTTTCGGTCCTCTCGTTGTTGGGCTGCACCTTGCTGCCCATGGACCGTATTATGCCAAAGAATTTGGGTTTCTAATCAGTATTAACCCGTAGTTGTTGCGTAATCGCAACAGCATCAGCAGGTGATCGTGCAATTCCTGCCATTCCACCGGCTTTCAATATTTGCGCGATGAAGTTGACCTGGTGTTCTGTTGGCCGACCGTTGGCCGTTTTGACTTCGCAGGCGGTGAACACTGCCACCTTGCGGCCCACCATGTCGGGTGTGATCACCACCGGCGTCCATCCGATCAAATCGCTGCCGCCTGGGTTGCCAACGCCGTACTGAATGAACCGTCCGGTCTTTGGGTCTTTGTATGCGCCGACGTTGTTGCGGTGCATGACAGAACCGGCCTGCGATAGCGCAAGCCGGATCTGCTGCTGGATGGCGGCTTCGCTCATGTCGGTGTGTTCACTTCGATCAGCTTGGCCAGGTAGTGCTGCGCCTTGCGCAAATCGTCGATGCCACCCTTGTCACGCCAGCGGCTTACGTACTTGACGACGTTGCCTTCCAGATAACCAAGGTCATTGCTGACGATGTAGTCCCAAGGCTGGATGGCCTTTGACTTGTAGTGGTCGCCTGCGACCTGAATGTCGTTTGCTTTGCTCATGGTGTTGGTGGGGTACTCGCCGAACTGTAGCTGGGCGGAATTGCCCCAGCTTTCCCCCGTAAACCTTAGAACGGGATGTCGTCGTCCATCGGCTGCTGCGCTGGCGCTTGGCGCTGTGCAGGTGCCTGGCGTGGTGCGGCGGCTGGCGCCTGGCCATCAGCTGCGCGTGGTTCGAACAGCGAACAGATGACGCGGTCTTTGCCTGGTTCGCGTGGTGCGGCTGCCAGGTTGACCATGGGGTCCAGCAGGATGAACGGGCCGTTGTCGCCTTGCATGACCGCACCGATGTTCATGTATCGGTTTTTGGTCTGGCCTTGGCCGTCTTGGTAGCTGCCGGTTTTGACTGCGATGTCGTATTTTTTTGTGATTGCCATGTAATGGTCCTCGATTGATTGAATAAAAAATCCACGTCTTTCCGTGGTGTCACCGTTTTTCCGACCAAGGAGAACGGTTCCTTTTGTTTCGTTCAAGTTTCGACTATCGGCCTCTACACCCGCCTTTCGTAACAGCAGGTGACGTGCTGGCGCTTGTACTTCGCAACCAACACAGAAGTCGCCCAGTCACTCTGGGACTTCGCGCTGCGGGTAGCGAACCCCGACTTCCGTGTTGGTCCACGTCTTTCCGTGGTGTCAGCTGGCGCACGACGCGAAAGGAGTTTCGCCGTCACCAGCAGCCGGTGTTACGCGCCACCGCCGGCTGGGCGTACCCCTTTTTCAAGCTGTCGTGCGTTCCACA